ACTTATATCTATACTTTTAGTTTCAAATAATTTTGAAAAAATATTAAATTCTTTTTTTATATATATTAATAATAATATATTTATAAATAATATTTTATTATTTATACTAATATTTATTTTATCCGAATGCTCTATATTATTTATTTTAAATATTTCATTAATATTTTTTATACATTCTAATGCATTTAAATTCTTATTATATGAATAATTTTTTTTAGTTAATATATTTATAATATTATCTTTTATATCATCATTATTAAAACATTTTTTTAAATTTTCAATAAAAGAATCATCTAATAATGTATTTTCTATAGAAACTTTATCTTGTAATTCTTCAAAATCTTTAAATTCATATAATAAATTATTACTTAAATTAATACTTAAATTAATATCGAAAAATTCTCTTAAATTTGAAAGTCCATTAAAAGTATTTGGTTCTATAGTTGTTATTTGATTATTATTTAATAACAAAAATTTTAATGTTGAAAGTCCATTAAAAGTATTTGGTTCTATAGTTGTAATTTGATTATTAGTTAAATACAAACTTTGTAAATTTGAAAGTCCAATAAAAGTATTTGGTTCTATAGTTGTTATTTGATTATGATCTAAACCCAAATCTTCTAAATTTAAAAGTCCAATAAAAGTATTTGGTTCTATAGTTGTTATTTGATTATGATCTAAACCCAAATCTTCTAAATTTAAAAGTATATTAAAAGTATTTTGTTTTATATTTGTTATTTGATTATTACTTAAATACAATTTATTTAAATTTGAAAGTCCATTAAATGTATTTAGTTCTATATTTGTTATTTGATTATTACTTAAATCCAATTGTCCTAAATCTGAAAGTCCATTAAAAGCATTTAGTTTTATAGTTGTTATTTGATTATAACTTAAATACAATTTTTGTAATTTTGAAAGTCCAATAAAAGTATTTGGTTCTAATGTTGTTATTTGATTATTTTTCAAATACAATAACTTTAAATTTGAAAGTCCATTAAAAGTATTCTGTTTTATAGTTTTTATTTGATTATTTCTTAAATCCAATTTTTGTAATTTTGAAAGTCCAATAAAAGTATTTGGTTCTATAGTTTCTATTTTATTATTATCTAAATCCAAATATTCTAATTTTGAAAGTCCATTAAAAGCATTTAGTTTTATAGTTGTTATTTGATTATAACTTAAATACAATTCTTGTAGATTTGAAAGTCCATTAAAAGTATCTTTTTCTATAGTTGTTATTTGATTATAACTTAAATACAATTCTTGTAGATTTGAAAGTCCATTAAAAGTATCTTTTTCTATAGTTGTTATTTGATTATTACGTAAATCTAATACTTTTAAATTTAAAAGTCCATTAAAAGTATTTTTTTCTATAGTTGTTATTTTATTAAAACTTAAATACAATCTTTGTAAATTTGAAAGTCCACTAAAAGTATCTTTTCCTATAGTTGTTATTTGATTGTTTTGTAAAAATAATCTTTTTAAATTTGATAGTCCATTAAAAGTATTAGGATGTATTCTTGTTATTTCCATACTCTCTAAAAAAATTTTGTAGACATTATTATTTTTATTAGTTATTGAATATTTCTTTAAATATTCAGCTGTTAATTCTAAATTTCCTCCTTTTTGTTTTTTTATTTTTTTAGTATCTTTTTTAAGTAATAAAAGTAATTCATCTTTTTTTAATTTTGAATAATTTTTTAATTTTTTTTTTTTACACATTTCTTTTAACTCAATGACTGTTTTCATAAATATATATATATATATATATATTATTTTTATAAAAAATATTATAAATTATTAAAATAGGATTATTATAAGGATTAGGAGGTTAAGGATTATTATTAGGATTATTATTAGAAGTAGGATTATTAGGATTATTATTATAACACATTTTATAATAATACAATTTATCATTATATATATTATTTTTTAAATTAAAATTATATGTTTTAGGAAAATAATATTACCTACATTATGATTATCTTTACCAAAATAATCATTATATATTTTTAAATTAATTAATCTTTTTATTAAATATTCGATTAAACTAAAATCATTGCTAAATAATGAGCATTACTAAATAAATCAAAAAATTGATCTAAATCTAAATCATTTATTACTTTAGGGTTTTAAATATAATATAATAAATTCTTTATTTCTTTAATTTTTTCTAAATTATTTTTTAATCGTAATTCTTTTCTTGTTTGAGGTTGAAAAATAATAAAAGATTTAATAACATTTATTACATCATCGTTTAAATACTTTTTTAATTCAAGCATGTTTTTATAATTTTTATTTATAATTATATTATTTAAAATCAATTTTTAAATGCTTTTATTTTTATTTTTTTCATAGTTATGATATTGGAAACATTCTAATTATTGACAGATTGATTGAAATTATATGCTTTTTTAAATAAATTTTACATATTTTTTTGATTAATTGAATTCCATTCAGAAGTTATTTCATTATTTTTATTTGTTTCTGATTGTAAAGTATCCATTTTATAATTTTATATATTAATTTTTATTTAAAATAATTTTTTATTTTTGTTTTATTATAAAAAAATGTATATAAATTTATTATGAAATAGTTAATAAATGCCAATTCCATTCATGAATTGGTTGATTAAAATTTTCACATTCGTCAAACATTAAATCCATATTTATGACATTAGAAACATTCCAATTATTGAGGTTTTGATTAAAAACAAAACATCCTTGAAACATTCCATACATTGTAGTTACAGATAATGTATTCCAATTATTTAATGGTTGATTAAATAATTCACAATAAAAAAATATTTCTGTCATTAGAATAACCTTTGAAACATTCCATTTGTTTAATGGTTGATTAAATGAACCACAATTACTAAACATTTGTGACATATTTGTTACATTAGATACATTCCAATCATTTAATGGTTGATTAAATTTAAAACACTGACTAAACATTTGGGACATATTTGTAACTTTCGAAACATTCCATTGATGTATAGAAATATTAAATTCATGACATTCATCAAACATAGATTCCATATTTGTAACATTAGATACATTCCAATTATTAATATTTTCATTAAATTCTGTTTTCTCTTGAAATAAATAAGACATGTCAGTAATTAAAATAGTATTCCAATTTGAAATAGTTCCATAAATTTGTAATGCTTCTTCTTTATTTATACACCATAAATGAACTGCATTTATTAATTCTTCTTTAGATTTTGGTTTAAAATAAATATAATTATCAATAATATCAATTAATTCATATGGTAATTTTTGTAAATTTATTTTTAAATTATTCATATTTGTTTTGGTTGTTGATTATAATATTAAAGTATTTTAGATTTCAATTTTTTTTATATTTTGAATATTACAATGTATATATTACAAAGTATCCAATATATTATTGTATTTACCTGGTTGATTCAATTGACTTACAACAAACATTAACATATTTTCTTGTCCATTAAAGTCAAATAAACTTCCATCATAATTTAAAAATTCAATATCTAACCAAAATAATTTACCCATAGGAGGATTAAAATATTTAATAACACCATGTTCTGGTAATGTGGCTTTATTAATAACTGTATTATTATTCAATAATGGAATAACAGTATAAGAATTATTTACTGCTTGTGTGTAAGAATTCACTAATTTGACATCTTTAATTTTTAATATAATGTATTCTTTATTTTCAATATTATAAATATAAGGACTATTTAAAACAAACATATTTTGAATAATATTTCCACTTAAATTTAATGGTAATATATTATTGGAACTTAATATTTCTATTTCAATCGTATTTTCATTTAATATCTTATAGACTTTGCATAAATATTCCATAGGTGCAGCATTTAATTTAATATAATCACCTTTATATAATTTTTCTCTAAAATCTAAATATTGGGTCGTTGATGAAGATGCTTTTATTTTATATAATTTATAATCTGATTCACTGTTTTCATTTAAATTTGTTATAGTATCTACATGAATAAATGATAAATCAATAGTTTCTGGAAAATATTTTTCATTTCTAAAACCAATAATTCTATCTATATTTTTTATAGGACATGGACTACATTCATTATTTAATTCATAATTAAAATTATAAATAAAATCACCATTTGATTGAATTCTAAATTTTAAATTTGTGTCATTAATGGAAAAATTGTAATTATTATTTAATATATTAAATAAATTACCGTCTTTCCCATTTAAAACATTGATTAGTTTTTGATTATCATAAGTTCCAACAGGTATTTTTATATCATATATTGTATTGTTTTCACTAATAATAAAATGATTGTTAGATTCTTTTATATTATAATGATTATTAGGTAATCTTCCATATACTAATTCCAAAGATGTAACATCTCTATATTCTTCTGTTATTTCAACTCGAAACTTATTTGAATCAGGATATAAAGTATAATCTCTATCCCTACTATCAATGACCAATGTTTTTGTAATAGTTCCATGGGTTTTATTTCTATCTGGCGGTTTAATTATATTTGCACTATAATCATAATTAACTGGAAATTGTTTAGTAAAAGCATTATTAATATCACTAAAATGACTCATATATTATATAAATATATTCATTTTATATTAAATTTAAATAAATTAATAATTAATTTAAATATAAAAAAAAATATATATAAAATTAATAATGAATAGTAATCAATTAACGAATGAATATTTAAATGAATTAATAAAAAAAAATATATTCAAGGATTTTGGAGAATGGAATAAAAATGATTTTCATTTTTTATTAAGCTTATTACATTATCCAAGTTATATAAATTTAGCGTTAATTGTTTTAGTCAATTTGAAAAATTGGATAGTATATTCTAATGGTGATTTTTTTTATCCTTTAGATAAAGTACAAGATATATTAGATAAATATTGTTTAAAAAATGATGTTTTTGAAAAAATAAAAAATAAAGAAAATATTAAGCTAAATATTCATAAAAAGGTTGATAATAATCAAGAATTAAATACAAATGTTGGAAATGGGAATGAAAATGAAAATGAAATTGAAAATGGAAATGGAAATGGAAATGAAAATGATATTTATAATGAATATTATGATGATTTATTAAATAATGATTTATTTAATTATTTTAATATAAAAAATATAAATTTTATTAAATATTTTATTTTTATTTTTCTATTTATTGTATTTTTTATTGTAATTAATAGTTTTAGTTCATCAAATAGAATAAAATATCAATCACATATGAATAATTATGAAAATACCTTAAATTTTGATAAAATAAATGAATTATTAAATGAAAATTTTTTGGATAATATGAATAATAATCAAATGAATAATAATCAAATGAATAATAATCAAATGAATAATAATCAAATGAATAATAATCAAATGAATGATAATCAAATGAATAATAAGAATAATGATTATAAAAATGCTAATTCAAATGATATAAATTCAATTTTTAATTTAAATTTGAATTCATTATTAGAAAAAATAAATTCAAATTACAATTTTAAAGAAAGTTTTGTAAAAAATATATTAAAAAAAATGATTAATTTTATAGCATAATAATATATGAATGAAGTTTTTAAAACAGGACATTTATTTTTAGATATATTATTATATTTAATTTTAATGAATAAATTATTAATTATATTTTTTCAAGTTTTTGATAATTTTCTAATAAATAGAAATATATTATCTACTGAAACTATTCATAATTTACAAGAAATTTTGCATTATACTTTTAATTATTTAATGCCTATTTTATTAATAATCTTATTTAATCCATTTACCGAAAAATATTTAATTATAGACCATCATATTAAATTGTTTTTATTTGTTTTTGGAGTATTACAAATAATTGACCAAACTAAAGCATTAAAAGGATTAAGTAAATCCATTCATTAATTATTTAATATTTATTTATTTTTTTAAAATATGAAATGTTATATAATTTTTAAATTATTTATTTAAAAATTATTTATTTAAAAATAATCTACTTATTTTATAAATGATATATAATCAATTTTATTCAACTAATAATATAAGTAATTTGAAAAAGATTATAAATGATGATTTAAATAATCAATATAATCTGCAAAATGTAAATATTAATGTTCATTTAGAAAAATGTATGAAATATGTAAAGGAAAATGTTTCTGATAGTCCTCCAAAAAATATGTCTGTAAATAAGTATTTAAATTTAATGAATGAAAAAGTTTATCATTTAGTTATGAAAGTCTATGAAAATACTTCTAGTGGAAATGGAAATGGTAATAAAATAGATAATGGAAACAATAATATTTCAGAACAAGTATATAATAAAAAAGTAAAAGTTGAATCCAATAAAATACAATCTACTTTATTTGATAATGAAATTATTAAAAATTATAAAAATAATGAAAACATCATAGATTATCCGAAACCTTCTTTCCAAAATAATTCCGGAATTAATACTCATGCTGAAAAGATTAAACAAGAAAGGGACTTAATTTATCCAAAAGCTGAAGAAATTAATTTTAGTTTAGATACAAATGAAAATATTAAAACAAATACAGTTGATTTATACAATGATTTATTAGTATCTTACAATGAACAAAATTCAAGTTTAAATAATTTTGAAAATAATCAAGATACTATAAATAATAATGTATTGAATCAATTAAATACTATAGAAATAAATAATGAAATGAATAATGGAAATAATGAAGTTAATAAATTAACACCAATCAATAAATTAAATAATATAGAAACATTTGAGAATAAAAATAAAATTAATGATCAAATACTTAATAAAGATGAAGATAGTATTTATAATTTTCAAAATTTTTTACAACAAAATAATAATGAAATAAAAAAGGATTCACAGAAAATTGAAAAATTTGGAAATGTTGGAAAAATGGACAATTATTCAAAAATAGAATATAATTTAAATTCAAATTTTAACAATGGTACTGATTTAGGAAAAAATAATTTAGAATTTAGTTCATTATTATCTAATTTATCCAATGTTTTATCAAAAAAACCTAGCTTTCAACAATTAACAAAAAAAAATTATGTAGTGATAGATTCTAGGTATAGAGATTTTCATTTATATCCGAATCAATGTGAATTTGTTGTTAAATTTTCACCAAGTGACAATAACTTTTTATTTACAACTTATTATGAAAATGAGATTTTAATCATTCGAGAAAGAAATATTGCTGTTGGTAATCAATCATCTAATGATATATCTGAAACATTTGATAATGTTCATAGTGTTTATTTAGATAATGTAATCACACCTGTTCATTCCTATGAATTTTCTTCAAGTTCATTTAATGATATAAATAGTGAGGAATTAACATTAACAATATATAAAGATAGTTATTTATTGTTGAATATTCCTGAATTAAGAAGTCCATACAGAGGAGGAAATACAGTATTTAAAGAGGCATTTGCAATATTACGAATTGACCAAGGTTCTAATTTAGTAGGTGTTTCATTTTCCAATAATTTTACAAATTTAATGGTTCCAAAAGAGATTATGATATATGAACCTACAACATTAGGAAAATTGGATAAATTTAGTTTAAGTTTGAATAATAAAAATGGAAAGCTTTATAATTTTGGAATTGATAAATTATATATCAATAATTTTAGTCAAGGTGAATTAAAATATATTGGTTTATGTGGAGAAAAAGAATATACAACAAAATTTGAAATTAATAGGAATCATTCTGAATATACAAAAATATGTAAAAAATATTATAATGTAAATGATTGTTATATTTTAAATAATAATTCATTAGTTGTTCGAGATTTAATATATTTTTATTATGTTGTTCCAAATGAAAATGAATTAGTATTTTTTGAAGATGAAGTAAAATTAGATATTTTTAAGAAAGGAGCTGATTCTATAAAAGTTTCATTAAGTTATAAATTAAATAATAAGAAAACAAATGTAAATATTAATAATATGTTTGCTAGTTTTAAAACATTGAATGATGAAATTAGTAATTATTATTTTATATTAATCATTAGTGGAACAAAATATTATTTACAAATTAAAAATATTGATGAAAATTTTATGTATTTAAATAGTTATAATCAATTACCTAATTTTAATAAAAATAATGTTAAAATAGGATTATCAAAAGGAAATAAATCCGGTTCAAATAGTGAAAATTTAGATTCATTTTTTTATAAATGCGGATTTAATGTTATATCTGTAGTAAATACAGTTGATGAGAAAGAAAATATAGATAAATTTATTATTGAAGTCAATTATCCATTTAAGAATTTACCTAAATTTATTCAGGAAAATAATTTTAGTAATGATGATTTATTTATTATTCAAGATAAAAAACAAATATCTTATGGATTTACTATTGAACATAAAATTAAAGATTATGAAAAATTAGACTCCTATTTAAATGAAAGTGGAAATAATTAAATTTCATTATTGTCTTGTTCTTCTATATTTATTAATTCTTGGTCTGGATTAATATTTTCATCATTTGTTTTTAATTCTGATTGAGTTTGTGATTCTGCTTGTGGTTCTTGTTGTTCTTCTGCTTGATGTTCTTCTTCTTGTTGTTCTACTTCTTCTTCTTGTTGGTCTAGTGATTCAGAATTTTTATTTAAAAAATCATGTCTGCATGTTGGACATGTACTATTTTTTTTTAACCATTTATCAATACATTTCTTATGATAAATATTATTACAACAATGTAATATTCTTTTGTATTTTTTATATTTAAACTTTTCCATACATATTAAACATTCTTTTTTATCAATAATTGGATCTTTCTTTTGTATATATAAGGCTGGACCTAATTCTTGTTCAATTTCTGCGCAATTTTTAAAATAGTTTGGTAAATCTTCCTGATTATTTTGCTGAGGGACTTCTATATCAAATTCGAATTGAATTAAATAGTTTTCTTGATTTTGGGAAGAATTAGGACTGGTTTGTTGAGATTGATTATTTTGGTAAGTGTTTATAGAAGTTTGTAATTGGTTTACCATATTTTGGATTTGAACCATATAGTTATTATCATTTAAATCAATATGAAAATAATGTTCCATTATTTTCTTATATATAAAAAACTTTAAATATGAAAAATAAAAATTAAAATTAGGTTAAGTTTGTATTTTAATTCTTTTATTAACATGCATATAATGTCGTCCAAGTTTTTGCTGTATTAATATATTCTTCTTTATTTTCATTATATAATTTAGCAATATCCGGAACTAATGGGTCATCAATATTAGGATCATTTAATAATGAACAAATAGATAATAATAATTTAGATATAGTTAATGAAGGACTCCATTGATTTTTCAAAATATCTAGGCAAATATGTCCAGCAGAATTAATATTTGGATGAAAAATTTTAGTTTTAAATATAATATTTGGTGGTTTTATTGGATAGTCTTGGGGAATATATATGTCTAAATAAAATACTCCGGAATGATAAGGAGTATCTTCTGGACCAATTAAGAGGGCTTCCCATTCATATAAATTATCATTTTTGGGTCCTGCTGAAATATTAAGTGGAGGTTGTATTTGAATATCGTTTAACTCTTTTTTTAATCGATTTAACATTTTTGAAAAATATGTTTCTTAGCTTGTTATTATAGTTTTATTCTTAAATAAATTATATTTACACCTTTTAATAATTTTTTAATTTTTTAAGTGCATAATGAAGCTTAAATCATTTTCATTATTTTCTTTTCGACAATATGGACATTGAATATTATTTCGCATATAATGAGTTTCTAAACATTTTTTACAATAAAAATGCTTACAAGAAGTATAAATATCAGAAAGTTGTTCATAGCAAATATAACATTCTGTTAGAGGGATATTATAAATTTTATTTTGAATATCTAAAATATCTAATATTTCATAATGAATAATTTCGTTATCCATTACATGTAAATAATAACAATTTGGTTTTATTTTTTGTATAAATTGAGCTTCTTTAATTTTATTATTTCTACAACATTCAATAAATAAATAATTATTATCCATATATAATGGGATATTTGGAAAAGATAGAAATAGCCATTGTGCAACTTCTATATCTGAATAAATAAGTTCTGAAAAATATTTATAAAGTTCTTGATTTTTTAAAAAATTGAACAAACTTGGATTAATTTCATACAACCATTTTAATAATTGATAATTTTGATTATTAAAAGCATCATAAATAATATAATTAATATTAATATTTGAATTATTTGTTTTATTGTAAATAAATTTTGCTAACTCAAGATGATTATTTTCACAAGCAACATGAAAAGGTAAATTATTTTGATAAGCAAGATTAATATGATAATCATAAAATAATAACCATTCAATAAGTTCAATATGTCCTAATTCACAAGCTAATAATAAAAAAAAATTATTTACACTTATTTCATTAGATTTTATACATTCTATTGAATTATATATATCCATTACTTATTATTTATATTTATTTTTTATTTTTATTTTTATTTTTTTTTCCTCCGAAAAATCCAAACATTAAACCGGAATAGTCAAATTCATAACCAAAGAATCTTTTTGATTTTATTAATTTCTTTCCATAGTTAGGTAATATTGGTATTGGTTCACTTATTTCACTTGCATAAATGAATTGATATTTTTTATTAAAATCAATATATAAATAACCATCAGCACCTAAATATACATCACTATTAAAACTAAATTTAAATTTATTTTTTAAAGTACCATTTTCATATATATCTTCATTTTTAATTTTACCCATATAATAAAATGGTGTTTTTTCTGGATATCTTTCACTTAAATTTTTATCTTTTTTACCTATTGTTTGTAAAAAATTAAAAAATATCCAATCTTCTGCTGTAAAATTAGCTTTTTGTAATGTTAAATATTGACTCCAGTACATACCTGGAAATAAATTTGCTAAATTACTTTTAGAAATTGATGTATTACTATATTCTGTTAATTTATGTCCTTTTGTTTGAGTTGTAGTAAATCGACTTCTAGTTCTAAAAATACTATATATATCTTTATCAAAATATCTTAAAGACCTAAACACAGGTATAAATATAGGTAATTTTCCATCTTCGCTTTCTAAAAATTCTGCATATGTATGATAATTAATAACTACATCTTCAACAATACTATTATCATCATCTTTATAAAATATTTTTTTATATTTTTTACTTGAACGTGTATTTCTTATATTTTTTATTTTACTATCAATAGTATTATAGTCTTTATAATCTGGTGGTCCTATATTAGTAACGTCTTTAAATAGTTCTCCAATTTTTTCGATTTTTTTAAAATTTAATCTTTCATTTAATTCTTTTCTCACTACTTTTCCCACTAATTTTCCCACTAATTTATCCTTAATAAATCCAACATAATTTGGAAAAGTTTGAGTATTATTTTTTTTAAATCTTTGAATATTAGTTAAAAATTTATCTGTTTTTACACAAACAGCATAATCTTTATATATACTCCAACTAGGAGAATTTTCTGGTCTATCTAACTTTATTTTATAATGATCTGTTCCCCAACATGAACCTGACTTTAAAGTTGTTTGCTTATTAACATATATATTTGTTAATACATTTTTAATATACAAAATTAAGTGTTTTATTAAATGATCAAAATATAAACTTTCATGAATATCAGCTACTAATTCACTGTCTTGAAAAGCAGAAAATATTATATCTTTACTTTTTAAAATTAAAGAAACATCATTATAACCAAAATCAAAATCTTTAATTCCACCTTCTTTATCATTTATTAATATTCCTATTTCTTCATCTTTATCAGCTAAAAATAAATATTTTTTTATAAGAGGTAATTTGTCTTGAACTTTCTTTTGAATATGTTTTAAAAATCTAATTAAATAAGTTATATCAATATTTTTATATTCATATTTTTTTAAGAATAAAGTTTCATTATTTTCTAATTTTAAATTTAGTATTGCATCAACTAATAAACAACTAAAAAATTTTTGATATTCTCCATATTTTTTTTGTTCTAGTAGTTTTAATCCTGTTATTCTACTAGCTTCATTTTTATATGTACTTTTAATATCTAAGTTTAAATTTGAACTTAATTGTTTATATAAATCATTTTTATTACTAAACATAGTAGATTGTCTTTTATGATAATTACTTAAATTTTCAGATATATTTGTAATTTCTTTTGAATTATTTATAAATCCACCTTTCATTTTTATTAATTTGGTATTAGACTTAAGTTTAGCTGAAGTTTTTGTTTTTGCTTTTACATTTTTTTTCACATCCTTTTTTACTTCAACTAATTTATTTTTTTGAAAATTTCCCAAATAAGGACCATACATTTTTTTAGTTGAACCTTTTGTAGTCTCTTTTATTAAAATACTTGCTTTTTGAAGCTTTAATGTATCATTTTTTATTAAATTATTTAACAATTTTTTAGCTGCATTTATTGGTGTAGATTCTTTTTTAATTTTTACATTTCCAATTTTAATATTTTTATTATTTAATTGAATTATATGAAAATGTCTTTCTGAATTCATTTATATTAATATATAATATAAAAAAATATTTAAAAAATTATTCAATTTATTGATTATATAAATTTATTTTATTTAATAATTAATTTAGTATTTCATTATTTATTACATTATTTATTGAATTTCTTTTTTTAAATGATGCAATAATGGATGTTCTCTTTCTTCCATTTTTTCATTCATCATTTGACTTAAATCCATTGAATTTTGTTCATTTTCATAAGCTTCTAATTTAATTTTTCCTTGAATAGAACCAAAATGAGCTCCTAATTCTGTTCCCATACTAAAATTTGGTTGAAACAATCGAATAATTGCTAATATAATTAGTAAAACAAATAATGCAACAATAACTAAAAATAAAGGATTTTCCATAATTGAATTTGTAATATTACTTACTTTCATTTTATACTTTATACTAATATTTTTAATTTTTTATATTTTTATTTTTATTTTTTATTTTTTTTATTTAAATATAATGATTCATAATTATATATGTATAACTATTTATTAAATTCTTTCAATAATTTTCTAAGATTTTATTATTACGACCATTTTTATAAAAATAAAAATATTGAAAATAAAATATTCTTAAAATTAGAATATTTTTTATTTTTTAAAATTTATATTATTTACTTATTTTTTGATGAACTTTACTATAAAAATATATTAAATTATTCATTTTTATTAAATTTTCAATATATTATTGGACAAATATGCATGCAAAATGTGGCTTATTACAAAATAAATTATGAAACTAATATTTATTTCTTAAATAATTTTATTATTTACTTTTTTGATTTTTTATTATTTAATCATATTTATTTTAATAACAAAATTTATTATATAAATAAATTTTTCTTAATAACTAATATTTTTCTATTTCAATTAGGCATTATTATTCATAAATTATTTTCTAAAAGAATTCAATATTTAGAATTAGACAATTGTACAAATATAAATCAAAAAAAAAATAGTAAATCTGATTTTGAATTTTTATTTTTGTTACCTGGTCTTGAAAATATATACAATGTTGTTGAAAAAACAAAAAATATGAATGAATCAAATTTTTATATTTTTATAAATATTTTATTGATTTTTTTGATTTAATTTATTTTTTCTTATACTTTTATTATTTATTATTGTTAGTTCATTTCTTCATTTGATATTTTATTTATTTCTTCATTTGATATTTTATTTATTTCTTTAGTTATTTGACTATTTTTTTTTAATTCTACATTATGATGTTTTTTACATAAATGATTATAACATG